CGATTGCTGAAGTCTCTGCATTCTCCAGTGCAGAAGTTGAATTGACACCCCGATCAGACACGCTCTCGCTAGCAAGCCCAGTCGCCCACGGCTGTGCATCGGCTTCCGTCTTAAATAGTTGAGCACTAATAATGTATCTAGTGTCTGTGGCCTGCTCAATCTTTGTTGATAATCTTCCATCTGGGTACTCCTTCCAAAACTTTTCTAGTCGGCTCTCGACTGTTTCGTAATCTGCTAAATTAAATGCCATTAGTCATTCCCCCACGTGAAGTTAATGTCGGCTTCTGCATCAAGGACTGTCTGGTATATTGAAATGTAAGCAAGTGCATCCTTGACACTGTCTTCATGGCCTGGAGATTCACTAAGCCTAGAAACCTTGAGCAGCGCCATACATAATGCGACTTGACTAGGTGTAATTGGATGGTCGAGGTATGCCGACCACAGCTCACTGATCCTTTTATGGTTTGTGTAAGGGTGACCATAGATCGTTCCCCTTGTATGGACCAGATCGACAACATCGGCTAGCAGCTTTTCAGTTTTTGTCATAGTCAAACACCTGCTCGGTTTTAACTTTGTTGTCAATCATTCTACGATGCATATCCCAGCCATCTTTACGGCCCCGCCAATAGTAAGTTTGCTTTAGGTCATCTATATGTGTTGCCAATAATAACCATGCAAGACTTGTACCTATAAATAAATATATAGCCATTTCTAGTGTCATTTTGTAGCCCAATCTATGCTCACATACTTTGTGGCATGGCAATAGTGTGACACCTGTGTATGACTTTGTGGATTATTTAGGGCCAGACTTAGATAACGTTTTGGTAACGATTTATTTGTAAAGTTTACCCTCAAATATAAAACTGCCATCAGGTTGGATAGGGATAGTAACCACCTGGACTTTACGCTCATGTACATAGGCAACTGCAAAGCCTGTTTGCCAGTTTGCATACCCTCTAGTGTACGCCATGCCTGTTGAACTAAGATCAACCAACATGCCGACCTCTACTCCCCATACAGTACGCCCTAATTTGCCCCTAGATGCCTCTGTGAAGGCCGACTGGCCTAGTCTATGGGTGTGCCCACATACCACGCTCTTTCCATGCCTTCTAGCCCCATTTAAGGCCGTTTGTCCTGGAATTTGACTAAGTGGAAAAGTATCGCCATGCACTGCTATCCAGCCAGGCGCCCAGTCTATTCCGTGAGGGCTGAATTTAATTTGTAATTTGTCATAGCCCATGAATCGCTCGTATTGCATCTCTGGCAGATTTAAGAAGCTAGGCAAACGCTTCTTGATTGATCGATAAAGTCTAATGCCGTGATTGCTACCGACCACATCTGTAACGCCTAGATAGGTTAATACTTCTTGTGTAAGTTGCCGATCATCATTTATGTTACCGACCATCTCATCAATAGTGCCAGCATTAAAACCGCCAAGCTGTGGGAGATCAATTTCATCTCCGATACAAATAGTGCGATGCGGATTCCACTTGCTTAAAAAACGGCCTACAGATTTTGTTGCCTTCTCATCAAAAAAGGGTACTTGGAGATCACTGATAAACGCTATGCGCTTAATCTTCATCCTCATCTGGAGTAGGGATAGTTGGGATAATGCCATTGTCGCCTACTACCCAGTCTGGCATTGATGATGGACTATCCATTAAATACAGGCATACAGATTCTGAAAATCCAGCCTTACGTGCAGCTTTGAACATCTCATGCTTAGCAATATAAAACACCTCTAACTTAGATAAAGGGTCGGGTGATTTACGTACCACACGCCTGTTAATCTTCTTTCGTTTACGAGTGCTAGACATATTAAAATTATGACTTACTAATTAAAATAAAGAGATCATCAACACGCTGTTCAAGTCGCAAACTTCTTTCATCAATTCGAGAAATCTGGTCTTTCAGTGAATTTCCAGAATTAGGGCGCAGCTCATTTAGCCAACCTCTAACTAAAAAACGTAATCCTACTAGCCCGCCTGATAGCACGGCCATAACGCCAGCGCCAAAGCCAGCCCATTCTGTGGGTGTCATGCTTCATCTGCACCGATGCCATAGGCACTATCGGATTTATCTAGAGCCCTAGCTGCTGGTCCTGCGAGTGCTGCTACTACAACCGATATGACTGGATCAAGTCCTAGTTCGTTACTTGCTAAAAATGTGAGTAGTGATACAAGCACGCCCCTAAAGTATGATTTTAGTATTGCTTTTTGTTTATCGTTTATATTCATATCTTGCCTCCTATTAGTGGTATATCGAATGGTGAGCCATTTAGATCGCCGAGTGTTGTAAAGCTAATATGGATATGACGCTTGTGCGGGTTGATGCCTTTGTACTTACGCCATTTCCAATTCAATATCTTCGAGCATATTCGCCCGTTATAGATGACGTATGATATGCGTTTATCTTGTTTGGCTGCACTTCTGATCTGGTCAGCCAGATAAGGTGCGAGGCTGTAGGATGACTCCAACCCAGAATCAATATCAATTGCTCGTACATACCCAAACTTGTCTGGATTATGATCTGATTTTCTGGCGGAGTGACGGCTATCGCCCACCCACCCATCACTGGCAGTACGCCTATCCGGAAACCACGTATCAACTTGATCTCTTAACTGCACACCAGCTGCACATAATTTTGGTTGCATTACAAACCTAGAGCTTGTAAATCCTCAACAGTTAAACCAAGTGCAGCAAGTTTAGCTTGTGCCGCTGCTTTGGCTAATGCCCTTGCTTCCTTTTCGGCTTTTTGTCTTTGCCCATCTGCTTGTGATTTTTCTAAATTATCAATTTCATCTTCTGTTGCGTTTCTGATAATTTCTTCTCCAGTTGTGCAATTAACGATTTTGATTTCCATTTATTTGACTCCGTATAATAGGGCTGTTCCTGATGTAAAATTACCTGCTTGGGGAAAAAGAACTAAAGATGTTATTGCACCAATTTGGTTGTAATAAAAAGCAGAATTTTGTGAATTAAAGTTAGTTGAAGTGCTGCCATTTGTTATTGCATAGCCTCTTGCTGCTTTCCAAGTTACGGCATTTGCATAATCTGGAATATCTACAACAATCAAAGATTGTGAAGTGCTGCCATTTTGTGTTTCACCAATTAACCAATGTGTATTGTTAAAACTATTACCAGCAGTTCCACTTACTGTTGGAAATGTTACATGCCTACTTGCTGTGCCATCTCCATTTACTTGCAACCTAACTTCGGTATTACTATTGGCAGGTATGTAATTTCTAATAATTAACTGCAAATTGTTGTATCCAGAAAATGAATTAAATGTAACGCTTGCGCCTGATAAGGTTGTAGTTGATAGTAAAGTCATACCGCCACCACCAGCAGGTGCAGCCCAAGTTGGCACACCACCAGCGACAGTTAAAACATTTCCAGTTGATCCAATTCCAAGTCTTGCAGGAGTTGATCCGCTTGATGAATAAATTGTGTCGCCAGTAGTTGTCATTGGGTTAGTCATACCTGTTGTATCTAGGTTTGCCCAAGCACTACCTGTGTAATAAGTAGTTACATTTGTATCTTTAAGATACGCAAAATTTCCTTCTTGCGGTGATGTTACAGCTGCATCTCTAGCAGCGGCACTGGCAAAGACCCAGACACCTTGCATTAAATAGCCATCAACATCGGCAGCGGTTAATACCTCGCCTGTAACAAAGTCCTTAAATCCTAATCCAGCGGCCATTATTTCTCCTTAGTAACTAAGCACATTATAGTCTAAAGTGCCGTATATATTGTTATTTAGAATCAGTGCATCGATGACTGGTTCAAGGGTCGTAAAGAAGACCCTAAAGCTGTTGGGTGTAATGGTGGTAGCCACGCCAAATATCTGCAAGGTATTATCTAAGGTAGATCCGCCTGGCTGCGTAGTAACAATTCTGATCGGGTCAAAGAAGTCCAACTCTAAAGCTGCGATAATGCCTGCGTTGTAATTATCGGTATATAAATCCAATTCAATTCCATCACATCGCACGCTGGTCTCTGCACGGCTAGCGACATAAGCCTGGGCATAATCTAGAGCTACAGCATCGGTCTGCATTAACAGGTCTTGTAGGTTATATGAATGGATAAAGTATTTGTCAATAGATGCTTGGTTAATTGCTGTCTGTGGTGATCCACCTGTACGGCTAATTTGGGCTGAGTTAAAGATTAAGTCATCATCTAGTTTCCACATAGCGTTGGCGTATGCAATACCTGTGCCATCATCGTTAAATGTAGTTACTGTGCCACCGATTGATCCTGCCGTTACTGCCCTATCTTGAAATACAAACTCCCCGTCTGTGTTTACATATAGCGCCCCATATTCGGATGTCGCTACAGTAGTCATCGCATCGAGGGAAGTACGTGCTGTGCCAGGGTCAGCCTGCATAGTAGTCAAACCTGCATCAACATCACGCATAGTCGCTGGCCAGTCAATCTGATCTAATATCTGGTTAATTCTTGTGCCTGATAAATTGCCAGCACTAGCACCTGTTACTGTAGATATTTGTGCGTTTGAAGCTAGGCGGAATGCATCAACAGCTGTAATCGTAGTGTAGGCAACTTCTGTTGCATCCTTTGGCTGAGTATTAACGTATGAAGTAATAAACCCTGAAAATAGGCTATAAGTAGTTGCACCATAGGTAGCAGAGATTTGCACCTTTTTCATAGGTGTTAACAATTCGTAATATGGCCCTGAAGGATTAGTCGGGTTAAAATCGCCGTTTTGATCTACTATGCGTAAAGTTAATTGCCCTGTTTGGAATTGATCTGCTAAAGCATTACGGCCACGGCTGGTCTGTATTAAATTCACCTGATCTGATACATCAACAATGAGAAATGAAGAATCTCCTAATATGTTTACGTCTAGTATGCCAGTACCTAAGATCATAGATTGGGCAAAACTTGGCCCAGTAGAGAAGTTGATTATTGCATTGATCGTTGGTACGGCCATTAAATAATAGTTCCCGCTGGTACTAACTTATTGCCATATTTAAGATTTACTCTTACTAACTCGCCAATGGCAGAAACCAATTTATCACTGCTAGCGTTTGGATCAAGGGTTAATGTAGCTGTGGTTTGTGCAGTGGCAGCGGCTGTAGCAGCGGCCTGTGCGCCCATATTGGTTACACCTTGTGGCAGTCTGGCAAATTCATCTGGGGCTATTTGATTACGGCCTCGACCAGTCAATTCTCCTAAAGAATTAAACAGCGCTGGCATACCATTAGCCAAGAAGTTTAAAGCACCTGCAGCTGTAGTGGCAGAAGTAGCCAAAGCGTTGGCAGCGGCTACGGCGCCTAACTCAGCATTATATTTCTTTGCTAAAGCCTCGTTATTATCTAGGATTGCTAACTGTGCTCTTAGGCGTAATTTAGTTTCTTCATCGGTAGCCTGGTTGAGCGCCAGCGTTAATCCTATGCGCTCTATATCAAACTTATCTTTAAGTTTATCTACTTCTGATTTAGCCTTAGTCGCTGCAGTTTCTGCCTTCTTTGCATTTGTTAAATCTTTAGATGCTTTAGATTCTAAGCGTAATTGTTGCAAGTAGATACGGCTAGATGATCTGCCTTGGCTATTAGATGGTGCAGTCTGGGCTCTTTGTGCTGCGCCTATCTCGGAAAATCCTGCAAGGTAAGCACCTAGTACTGGAATATTCTTTACATCAAATAATGCGCCACCAACTTTGGTATTACCAATTTCTTTAAGTTTGCTAATTAAAACGCCCACGCCCAAGATTGCATCTGCAGTGCTTTGAGCAAAGTTATCCATTAAGTCTGTAGCTGTGCTAATGCTTGTGTCTTTACCTAATAAAGCCAGGGCATCTAATAGACCCTTACCTATTGTCTCCTGGGCATCTGCGGCAGCGACAGTAAGTAAACTCATCTTGCCTGCGTAAGTATCTAATCTGGCCGCTGCTTGGCCTGCAAACTTCTTATTAAGTTCGCCCATGATCTTATCCATGTCGCCAGTTTTAAGTGTGGCCTTACTTATGCCTGCACCTAATCTGCTAAGACCTGCAGTGTTACCACTAAAGCCACGTGTTAATGCTGCGCTGACTTCGGTTAAAGATTTACCTGTGGCTGCACTTACGTTTAATGCTGTCTGTAATGCTTCTTGGCTCTTAGTGATAGATCCTGTAACTGTAAGTAATTGCTGAAATGCTGGGCGTAGTTGGTCATCTAGTACGCCATATAAAGACTGTAGGCTAGATATGTAATTTTCTACGCCAGGTGCGCTGAATGCAAAGCCCGTATTCTTCAGCTGTAATTCTAAAGACTTGGCTGCCTTTTCATCTGCCATAAATGCATTAACGGCATTCTTGCTAAACTGTAATAGTTTTTGAGCACCAAACACTGTGGCAAAGGTGCCAGCTAGTTTCTTTAGACTTTTATCAAAACTGCTTATTTCCTTCTGGCCTTTTTTAAGTCCTCTGTTATCAAAGGTGCTGACTGCGCTGACAATTAAATTAGGCACTATCC